GGCGCTAAAAGATATTGCTTTAGCTTTGATTGTAGGCTGGATTGCAGCAGAATTTTTTATACCGCCAATAATGAAACATTTTACGCTTGATATGACGTGGGGTCCTGCAATAGCTTTTGTCATAGGCTACTGTGGGATACGCTTACTGCCAGCTATAGAGAATCGTTTAAAAAAGGTTATTAAAGATGGCTGAAGTAGAAGTTGGTGGCGTTAAGTTCAAAGGCGGCAAATTAGTTGTAATCTTCACTCTTATATCCACTCTTGGTGGTGGTCTTTGGGCTGGCTTTGAGTTCTATAAAGACTACATGGATATGCGCGAAAAAATAGAAAGTTACACAGCACCTGATCTTAGCGGCTTTGACAAGAAGCTGGCTGTAATGAACAAAACAATGAACGGGGTAACAAAACAGATGGATTCTGTGCGTACCCGTGTGGGCGAAGTACAACAGATTGTAAGAGACACTCGACAAGATGTTCGTAGCGATGCAACGAAATTGTACGCCGGCATTTCTGCCGTGGACCGTCGATCAAGAACCCTGGATGCTGAGACTCGATCAGCGTTAAGACAAGCAGAAAAGAACATACGGGATATTACGGATTCTGCTTCTAGTCGTTTTGATGCTAAGATAAATGGGATAGACTCAAAGCTGAATACTTTTGAAAAGCGTCAAGACAAGAAACTTCGTGATGCTTTAAATAATCCGTTGCTTAAAAGATAGGTGCGTAGATGGCCCAGAAAAAACTACAAAAAGACAGTGGCTTTGAAGATTTAGATCTTGACGGCGATGGAATTGTTTCTGATCAAGAGATTAAGGCGTTAGAGGCAATCGAGATGCGAGAAAAAATGGATGCTCAACGTCATATGGCGTGGACAGCCATGGTTAGTATGATTGTTTTTACCCTTGCTGTATTTCTTCCTATTTTTCCAGATGCTCGAATAAAAGCTTTGTCGGATCTTTTTGGGTTATTCTATATCGGACAGGCTGGCGTTGTCGGAGCGTTCATGGGAATGACGGCCTACATGAGTGCTAAAAAATAAATGATGATAAAGATATACATATTTATTTTTGTTATCGGCTTGGTTGGAAGTGTCGGTTATGGTGGGTACTATTATTACAAGGACACGCAAGACCGGATTAAAATACTAACAGAGAACACTGTTAAGTTAGAGCAAGCCAAAGCGGAGCAGGACAGTACTATTAAGACGTTGGTACAAGATGCAGATAAGTACAGAAAGCTCAATAAAGATTTAGGAAATAAATTGCAGAATGCGGAAACCTATAAAAATAAGCTTATTGGGAAGTTGAGAAAGCACAATCTTAGTCGATTAAGTCAGCAGAAACCAAAATTGGTAGAACAGAAGATAAACCGTGGAACAAAAAAGTTATTTGACAGTTTTAAGCGCATTACTACTGTCCCTGCTACTGAGTAGTTGTAGCTGGGATAAGTTAAAGCGTATAGAGGTTAAGCGAGTCGAGGTTGATCGCGTTATTCCAACGCAAAACCGGCCTCGTGAACTTGATTTAAACGATATCACTTGGTTTGTTGTAACGGATCAGAACTTTAACGACTTTAAAAAACGCTACACCAAACAAAACGGAACTTTTTTGTTTTATGCCATGAGCGTTAGAGACTATGAAACTTTAGCTTTAAACATGGCTGAAATTAAGCGATATATAGAACAACAAAAACAAATTATAATTTATTATGAAAAAGCAGTGGCCCCTAGACCAAAACCTGAGAAAATAAGGAACTAATTATGGCCAGAGAACCTACCTCACTTATTTCTGACGCAATGCCAGCTTCTGGTATGCCTCTTGCAGAGGGTCAAGACGTTTTAATTGACGATGACGAACAACTGGACCTTGGTGTTGTAGGAGATTTGGTTGAAGAGGAAGATGGGTCCGTCCTTATTGGCGAGATTGAAAACCTTGTTAGTGAGGAAATGCAATCAGATCCTGACGCAAACCTCGCGGAAGTTATTGATGAGCGTTTCCTTATGGATATCTCTTCTGAGTTGTTGGGATATTACGAAGATGACAAAAGCAGCCGGCAAGAATGGGAAGACGCTTACACTGATGGTTTAAGTCTGCTAGGTATTAGGTACGAAGAAAGAGAAGAGCCTTTTAGAGGTTCGAGCGGTGTAACGCATCCAGTTATTGCAGAGGCGGTAACACAGTTTCAGGCACAGGCATACAAGGAACTGCTTCCCAGTTCAGGCCCTGTAAGAACACAAGTTGTAGGCGCAGCAACGCCAGAGGTTCAGTCTCAAGCGCAACGTGTTCAGGAATTTATGAACTACCAGATTGTTCACAGGATGGAAGAGTATGATCCTGAGATGGATCGTTTGCTTTTTTATCTTCCGCTTGCTGGTAGCGCATTTAAGAAAGTTTACTTTGATGACATGCTGGACCGGGCTGTTTCTAGGTTTGTTCCGGCAGACGATTTACTTGTTCCGTACAACGCAACAGATCTACAAAGTGCCTCAAGAATTACTCATGTAATTCGTATGAATTCAAATGATGTACGCAAGTACCAAGCTGGTGGCTTTTACAGAGATGTTGATCTTTTGCCTTACGAGCAAGAGGACGAAGTTCGTGAAAAAGAACGCCGTCTTATGGGCGTTGAAAAGACAAGTTCTGACGAACAGGATTGTACAATACTGGAAGTTCATACGGATCTTGATCTACAAGGCTTTGAACACGTTAACCCAATTGACGGGGAACCGACAGGCATTAAGCTTCCATACATAATTACAATAGACGAGGGAAGTTCTAAGGTTTTGTCAGTTCGTCGCAACTGGACAGAAGGCGATGATCTTTATCGTAGGATAGAATACTTTACTCATTTTAAGTTTTTGCCAGGTCTTGGTTTTTATGGTTTTGGCCTTCTTCACATGATTGGTGGCTTGGGTCGTTCAGCAACGTCTATCTTACGGCAGTTGATAGATGCTGGTACTCTTTCTAATTTACCAGCTGGGTTTAAAGCTCGTGGAATTAGGATTCGTGACTCTGATGAGCCTTTGTCTCCGGGAGAATTTAGGGACATTGATGTTCCCGGTGGGGCTCTTAGAGAAAGTATCATGCCGCTTCCTTACAAGGAACCAAGTCAGACGTTGATGTCTCTTCTTGGCTTTGTAGTGGATGCTGGTCGTCGTTTTGCCGCAATTGCAGATATGCAAGTTGGTGATGGTAACCAACAAGCGGCAGTAGGAACGACAGTTGCTCTTTTAGAGCGCGGCTCCAAGGTGATGTCAGCCATACACAAACGACTACATTATGCACAAAAACAAGAGTTTAGGATGCTAGCTCGTGTGTTCGCTGAATCACTCCCTCCGATGTATCCATATAATGTTTATGGTGCAGAAGCAGCTGTTAAGCAGATGGACTTTGATGAGCGTGTTGATGTCGTTCCTGTTTCTGATCCCAACATCTTTTCTATGTCTCAAAGGTTGGCTTTAGCTCAAACACAGCTTCAGCTTGCACAAAGCAACCCTCAAATGCACAATTTATATGAGGCTTTTCGCAGAATTTACGAAGCGATAGGCGTGCATAACATTGAGGCCCTGTTACCTGCTCCCCAGCCGCCTCAACCAGTAGATCCAGCCACAGAAAACGCCGCATCTGTAAATATGCAGCCTTTAAAAGCTTTTCCAGGTCAAGATCACGATGCACATATGACGGCACACATTATATTTATGAAAACACCCATACCAGGGTCAACTCCACCTATTTTTGCGGCCTTACAAGGCCATTTATGCGAACATATAGCCTTAAAAGCCCGTGAAGAGGTCGAAAAAGAGATGATGGCGGTGCAACAACAGGTTATGGAGGTCCAAAACGCTGTTCAAATGGGTCAAATAGCCCCTCAAGAGGTCCCTCCGATGCCTGAAATGCCTGATCCAGAGTCTATGGTCGCTGAAAAGATCGCTCAATACACTGAAGAAGTGATGGCTGCGCTTATGCCACCGCCTGAAGGCGAACAAGATCCGCTTGTTGAGCTTCGGTCTAAGGAATTGGACATAAAAGCGGCAGATTTACAGCGAAAATCGCAAGAATTTTCCGAAAGACTAGTTTTTGACATGGCAAAAGAGGAATCTAAGGAAGAAATGGCCGCAGAGAAGATTGATTCCCAAGAAGACATTGCCTTGTTACGTGCAGAGGTCAATCGTGAGCGTATTCAACAAGGAACAGCTGGTAGAGGAGAATAGTTATGAAGGGACGAACAATTTCTGATCAAGATCGAAAGACTGCAAAACGAATGGGAAGGAAACTTTCAAAAAAATTATTGAATGAAGGGTCTAAAAATATATCTAACGCTGATCGTGCTCGTGTTGATGAGTTATTAGAGGAAGCTGCTAAAACCATATCTGATGCGGATACTTTAGAACTTAATGACGGCGGCATGGCCAGAAAAACCAGAGTGTTTTAGGAGAATAGGTATGGGA